GGTGAACTTAATGATTAAGAAAGGAGACTTAACTGTTTTAGGAACAGGAGTAGAAAGAGCAACCTATATGGTTATAAGAATAGAAGATGGATATGCTCATCTTAAAGATGTAGTTAATCCAAAAGGTAGACCTAGAAAAATGAAACTAGAATTAGTTCCGTATTTTAAGGAAGATGGTACATTTATTGTTCCAGAAAAACCCATATTGCCTAAGTTTAATCGCTCTGGTAAACTCTCTTTACGTTCTATGATTAAAGAATATACAGATATGCCTATATCTAGAGACTTTGTTGCTTTCCTAAAAGTATGGATGGAAGGTTCAATAGAAGATTTAGTTGTAGCCGCAGAAGAAAATGCAGAAGAAAGAGGGGATAAAACAATTACTCCTGCTCATATGTATTGGTGGGAAATGCATCCTAGTCAAGACCCTAATGGTTATTGGCCTGATAATTCTAAGTATATGGAGGACTTGTAATGTTTAGCAAAGAAATGATAATTGGTATTCTTTTATCATCAACCAAGATGGATTTGAATATTACTTCATCTGATGTATCTTCTATTGGTTATAGAGTAAGACTAAGACTGAATATTAGAGCCAATGCTAAATTTCTCTTAGCCCTACAAAGAAGCCTATATCATTATGATATAGAAACTACATATCGTGAAGAAGAACATTCTACTAGAAAGAAACCTATCCTAAGAATAGGAGGAATTAAGAACCTATACAAAACTAAAGAATTAGTTCACAGTTCTTTACCTCATTCTAAAGATGAATGGGATTCTTTTGTGGAATGTGTTGAAATCATTTCAGAAAAAGAACACCTTACTCTTAGTGGTATGGAACGATTATTCGAATTAAAGGGTGTCATTTAATGGGATTAACAAATATGAAAAGAAACAGACCTATACTTTTAACTGGCAAATCAGGAACAGGTAAATCTACAAAAGCAAAGACTTTTGTGAATAATCCTGTTATTGTATATGCAAATGAGATGGGTGTTAAAGATGTATTCTCAATATCAATTGATGATGGTATCATAATAGAAGATGTTCATTTTAAAGCAAAAAAAGATGAAATACTTTTTGTCCTTAGAAATTATAAAGGACAGGTCGTATTGACTTCAATTAATGAGAAGTCTGTTCCTAAAGAAATAAAATCAATGTGCCAGATTAAAAGAGCAGGAAGTAGAAACTTTCTGAGAGAAACAATAAAGGAAAAAGCACCGAGAGGGGATGAGCCTTTTTCATATGAAAAAGATACCTATTCATTAGTTCAAGAATACTTGAAACAACCCGACAGGGATATGGTTGCACAGTTATTGGTTTATAACAAACCACCCGATGTTCAAATACTTTCTTGGCTATGTGAAAACATACATCCTAATAAATTAGTTTTTATTGATAGTGTAGTTAAAAGAAGATGGAGTCAAAGATATTTCTATGAACTTCTAGCATATAGACACAACGGTATGGATTTCTCTAGGCTTAAAATGCCTCAAAGAAAAACCTATTCCAAAATACCTTATATTGCTAGAAAACTAGGTATTAGTAATTCCAATGTAACTACTCTTAAACAATTATTAAAGGATGAAAAGTATGCTCTCTATGTTAGAAATAAACTAAACAATGGAGACTCTCGCCTAATAGGTTTAAAGGAAAAGAAAAGAAGGTCTAAGAAAGACCCAATCAAATTAGAGGTTAAAACCCTAAGTGAATATTTCAATGGTGAATAATATGGTAGGAATAAGTAAAGAAGAAATGATTAAAAGAAGAATAATGCCAGCATTAAGAGATGGTTCTGAATTATGTTCAGCAGACCTTGTTTTGATTCTAAAAGATAGCGGTATGCATTGGGTTCCTAATAGTTGGCAACTCACGAATGTTCTTAAAAGACTCAATCTAAGATGTAGAAAAATCAATAAACTAAATTACTGGAGGATATAAATATGTTATGGACAGAAAAATATAGACCAAAGAAACTAGGAGATATTATAGGACAGGTTCATTTTAAGATGGATGCTGAATTATGGATTCAAGAAAAAGATATGCCTAATGTTTTATTCTATGGTAGAGCAGGTACGGGTAAAACTGGTTCGGCTTTAGCCTTAGCATTCTCTATGTTAGGAGAAAAAGCAATAGATAACTTCTTTGAAATCAATGCATCAGATGATAGAAAACTAGAAACTGTAAGAACATTAATCAAACAAATCGCACAAAGCGGAACTATTGGTGATGCCCCCTTTAGAATCATTTTACTAGACGAAATGGAAGGTATGACCAATGATGCTCAGAATGCTCTCAAAAGAATAATGGAGAGATATGCTAGTAATGTTCGTTTTATTATTACCTGTAATAATAAAAATAAGATTATACACCCTCTTCAAAGTAGATGTGCCAATTATCATTTTGCACCATTAACTAATGAGCAAATACTTGAAGTAATTAAGGATATTCTTGAACGTGAAGATATAACTGGATTTGATGATAATGAATTGAGTTCCTTTATAGGCACTCTGAACGGTGATTTAAGGAGAGCGATTACTGAAATACAGGCCGCTAAACACTCAAACATCTCACTAAAGAAACAAAGTGAAATATCATTAGAAGAATATGTTAAAATAATTAATCTTATAACTAGTAAAAATACAAATGTTCTATCTGTTCTCCACGACATGATTTATGCAGGTCGTGATATATCAGAAATTTGTATCGGTCTACACGATGCAGTAATCAATATTAACGGAATAGATAGCAACTTGAAGTTTAAATATCTAAGAACAATAGGAGAAAGCGAGTATCGTTCAACATCTATGACACCAAGAGTATTAGTATCATGGATGGTTGGACAACTCATTTAAAGGAAAAAAAATAAAAATACGGAAGTGTAAAAAATGGAAGAAAAATTGAAAAACGAAATTGAAAAGAGCGCACAATATATTGAAATGACTGGCGAAGAAGCATTAGCCAAGTTTCAATCTATTTGCGAAGAAAACACAACAGCACCAGATTCTGATATTGCTTTAGCATTATGGAGAACTTATGTTGCTAATGTGCGAAGAATGAATAAGAGTAGTAGTACCTCTACAACTAGTAGTGGTGGAAGCAATTCTCTAGTAAAGAAAGCATTTGGTTTCTTTATTGCGTTAGAGCAACCTAGAGATATGATGTCATGGAATAGAAACAAAGCAAAAGAAGAATATCTTCGTAACGGCGATAAAGCAGTTGAAGAAGGATTTGTAGCGATTGCAGAAGAAGTTGAAGGTAAGTGGAATATTTCCCGTTATCACAATTCTGAATATCAAGAACGCATGGTTGCTTCTTTACCTGAAGGTGCAGAAGAAATGGAAGATGGAACTTTTATTATTCCATTGGATAATATGCCTACTTATATGTCAGGTTCTGCTAATAAGAATTATGGTAAGCCATTACCTGTTGAACAGTTTAGACGAAGCGGTATTTTCTTCGGTTCTATTGATGGTGCAGAAATGAAGTCTTATATGTTTTCATACAAGAATCAACCTGCTATTGACTTTACTCCTAATTGTTATGAGTTTATTCATATGCTATGTATTCCTAGCGAAGATGGTTCTGCTATTTATGGTATGACTAAGACTACTCTGCAAAGCCTACAACTTAATTCTGAATTAGACCCCGAAGGCGATGATTACCGAGATATGGGCGACTTTGACTTTGAAACCTGTTTGGCTCAGAATTATTCTAGCCATCTAGTTCCTTTGGTTGAAGTAGATAGAGCGCATATTACTAGACAAACTCTTCCTTCTAAGGAAAGATTCATCATTACAGATGGTGTTGTTGGAAATATGAATATGACTCCTACTTCAAATGGAAATAGAATCATTAACATTACAGATATTGCGGCTGAATTCAGTTATGAAGATGATGGCGGTGTAACTACTTGTTGGATTCCTAATCATATTAACATTGACTTTGGTATTGGTTCTTCAATTATTGTAGTTGGAAGAACTTCTCAAAGAATTGTTGATGGTGAAGCAGACCCAGTTACTATTAATCTTGCAGGGCTTTATGTTACAAACCGTGTAGGTGCGCCTTCTGAAGCAGTTCAAATTGTAGAAGATGACTTAGACTGGTTTTAGGTAAATTAAGATTCACACTAAAGGAACGTGTAGCCATGAACATATTGATGGCCATAAGGGTGCAAAGCCCTTATTCAGAGGAATTATAATGACAACGGATTTAAAAGAAGAACGATTTCTTTTGAAAGGCGATGCATATATAGTTGATTTAGCAACCGTAGACTTTTTAACTTGGAGAAAGAATGAAAAAGAAAGCGGGACTTATTGGCTTAAGATGCATTTCCCTACAAAGGAAGCAAGATATATTTGTGATAAGTTTCAATTAGCAACTATCATAATGGCATGGACTAAAATGCATGGAAAAGAATTAGATATAGATATAAATAATTTAGGTGATACCTATGGGAATAACAAATAATAAAGAAGAAACAAAAAAAACTAACTTTGGCAAAAAACAAGAAGATTTCAATTCACGTTTTAGAAAGTTGATGGAACAGAAAAGACAGGATAAGAAAAGTAGAATGGTTTTAGGTATTTGGGGAGAACCCAAAACTGGTAAAACTGGTATTGCTCTAGACTTTCCAGATAGAAAAATATATGTTCTAGATTGGGATAGTGGTGTCGAATCTACATGGATTGAATGTCATGATGCAACAGAAAGAATAGAAGTATTCGACCCTATTGTTCAAGACAATGATAATAAGATTGACATTACTTCATCTGAAAATAACTCACATGATTTTATTCGTTATGTGAGAGGACAGATTGAAAGTGGGGAGAAACCTATTTTTGTAATGGATGGTGTAGATACATGGTTTGATAAATGTATTTACAAGGTTAATCCTAATCCTACAGTTGTAACTAAAATGATGCCATATCAATATGGCCCAAGAAATAAAACATTCTATTATTTATTGGAAGCAATCTTTAATCTAAAGTGCGATGTAATCTATATTACTCACGAAACTGAGAAGTATGTAGATAATGTTGCTACTGGTATTCAACCTGCTTGGAAAGATTGGGGCGGTAAACTAGAACAAGAAATACATTGTTCTAAGAAAAAGGTAAAAGGTCAAATACATTTTATTGCAGAACTAGTAGGTTCTAGAACTAATGGTAACTTAGTTGGAACTAGATGGACTGTTCGTGAAGGTACTCCCCCTAATATAGTTTGGAATGGCGTTTCTGAACTAAAGGAGGGGAATATTTGAAATTCGTAGCCAATACGAAACTCATATCAGAAGCACTCGAAAGTATTCAAGGAAAGGGTAAGTACCTTACTTCCTCTGGTTTTACAAACAATTCTATGGGATTGTATGTATATATGAAACTAGAAGGAAGAAGTCTTAATCTTTGGAATGGTGATTCTACATTTGGTATGAATATTACTTTAGAAGTATTGGGTGGAGAAGATGGTGAGTTTATTTGTAATACTAAGACTATTCTTCCGTACCTTAAGAAGTTCGGAGAAGTAACCTTATTTGAAGGAGATGACTTTCTTAAGTTATCTTCTGATACTAAAACAGCATCAGTAGCGAGAGTAGTCAATCATCCTAACATGGAAGTATTGACGAGACTTAATACTATGTTAGAACATATTACTTATGTAGAAGAACCTGAAGAACTTCCTGCTTTTGGTAGTTCCAGTTACGAAGGTGCTTTTACTTTAGAACAATCTGTATTTTCTGATTGTATTTCTTCATGTGAGTTAGCACAACATGGTGCTTATAAATTAGATTATAATGGAACATCAGTTGAGTTTTCAACTGGTGCTACTATTCAAAATCAATTTAAAGAAATACTCTCTCCGAATAATAATATCGGAGAACCTGCAACTCTCGAATTTTCGGGGCCACTACACAAGTTCTTTCCTAAGAACAGTAAAATAAACTTTTATGTAAAGGATGAGTTTCCTCTTCTCTTAGTTAGTGAAGATAGGAAATTAGTAAAAGCACCGTTTTCAGCGGGGAATTAATATGATAATAAGCGCATTAAATAATGGAAATATGATATACACTTCATATAGAACCAAAGGTAAACTAGTTACAAACTTAGAAGAGTTTAAGCCATACTTTTATATTTCTACCAATTCAATTAGACCTACGACATACAAACCTACTAAGTATATTACTAGAGACTTTGAATATGAAGAAGGAGAATGGGTAAACTTAGAAGGTCAATCCTTAGTTAGAGTTTATGTTGAATCTGCTAAAGATATTAAGATTGCAAAGAATAGTTTTATTCAAACTTATGAAGCAGATGTTCCTCTAGCATTTAGATTTGCAGTAGATAAATTAGCGACACTACCAGAATATACTATGCGTAAATGGTATTGGGATATGGAATGGCAACAAGGTGGAGAACATCATGATAAGATTACTACTATTGTAGTGTATGATAATTATGATAAAACGTATCTCCAATGGGTTTGGTTTCCTAATAAAATAGACTGTAATCTTGTTGATAGTCCTATTAATAAAGATGAAAAACAAATAGGAAGAAAGTATACATTTGATAATGAAAAAGATATGATTCAATCATTTATGGCAACAATGGCTGTAAAATCTCCAGATATGCTTATTGCTTGGTTTGGTAACTTTGCAGATATTCCTAAACTTCTCGACAGAGCGTGTGCATTGGGTTTAAATCCCAACGTCATATCTCCAACAGGGGAGGTTAAAGGGGTCATACCTACGAGAAATGGACATAAGTTTCTGTATGCAGAGAAGGGCTTCGGAACAATCGAACAGCCCATAGGAGGGCGCATAACCCTCAATTTAGACCTAGCCTTTGAACGTCAATGGAATGATTCACAAAGAGGAACTTTGCCTTCAATGTCTTTAGATTATATATCTGAATTAGTTCTTAATCGTAAGAAACTAGTTTCAGAAAAGTTTCCAGACCCTAACGAGTTTTATCGTAGAGCATGGTTAGAAGATACTAAAACGTATTTGAAGTATGCTTTAGTCGATGTTGAACTAATGGTAGAGTTGGATGAAACTAATTATTGTAGCGAAGCAATTGTAGCATTACAGAGATTACTCATTGCTCCTTTCAATGCTTGTTTTTATGCTAGCCATATGGGTTCAATCTATTTTATGCGTAACGCTGAATGGATTGCTCCTACTGGAGTTAGAGTAGAGAAACGTCAAGAATATGATGGTGCTATGATTTATGACCCTCTTAGTGAGAGTACAAATGGTTTACATCTTAATGTAGCGGCTTTCGATTTTGCAGGTCTTTATCCAAGTATGATGATTGCCAGAAACATTTCGTTTGAAACCAAGAGTACAGAACCAACTGAATTCGGGGTTAATATCTTAACACCGAGAGATTTCAGCGAAGTCAAAGAAAAGAGAATGTTATATTATAAAACTGATAAGTTAGGTTTATTGCCTAGAGCAGTTCTTGAACTCAAAGAATTGAGGAATGATTACAAGCGACTTATGCGTGAAGCAAGAGAGAATGATAATAAATCAGAAGTTGTTAAGTGGAATAACAATCAAATGGCAGTAAAGCGATTAATGGCATCTTTTTATGGCATTGTTGCTTTTCAAGGATTTGGTTGGGCTGATGTAGATTTAGCCGCTAGTATTACTGCTAGTGCTAGAGAAGCAATTCGTTTAGCCGCATTTAAAGCAAAGGAGATGGAATGATGAAAACTTGCG